GCGCAACTTGGCCAGGAAGGCGCGCAGCTTGTTGGCATCGGTGGTTTGCAGGTTTTCCCATGACGCAGTGCAGGCCCAGCGCGCGCCGGGCAGCTCTACGGTCTGCACGCTTTTTGTGAGCGGGCTTTCAAACGCCTGCGAGTTGGACAGCTTTCGCCAGGACAGGCTGCTTGGCCCGTTGCGACTGAGTACCGGGAAGGTAAAAGTGGTCATCAGGCGACTCCGGCCAGCTTGGCGGTGCGGCCGCCGCGCATCAGGCTGTTGTTGATTTCGGCGACGGCGGCATTTTTGGCCTGCTGCATGGCTTGCAGGATGCTGGCCTTGTCGCTGCGGCTGTCGACGTTGATGTGCTGCACGATGCTGACGCCGCCGCTCGATCCACCGCGCATGGAAACCGGGATGCTGCGGCCATCCGGCAACGGCACAAAGGCTTCGTTCATGCGGCCCTCGCCGAACAGCGCGACCTGTGGCCGGCTGGCGATGCCACCGCTGGCGTATTTGTGCAGCGGCAGCGCGCCGGATGAAGTCATGATGCCGCCCAGGGCAAAGCTGTGGTCGACGATTGGCGCTGCAGCTTGTGTACCGCCACCCAGCCAGCCGCCGAACATCTGCGCCAGGGGTTGCGTGATGCCGGCACGGATGGCCATGCGCAGCATGTCGTCGATGATGCTGTTGGCCATGCTTTTGAATTCCAGCTTGCCGGTTTTGGTGAATGCCAGCAGGCTGTCTTCCATGCCCTGCATGGCCTTCTGCGTGGCGGATTGGACTACCGAGAAGGTATCTGTGGCGGCAATGGCATAGGCGCGCAAGCCGGATTCCATGCCGGCAAGCCAACCTTTCTGAGCGCCGATGGCCTGCATTTCCTTGATCTTGTCGATCATCGCCTGCAATCCGGCGGTTTTGCTGGTGTCGTTGCTGGCCGCCATCAGCGCTTGCAACTTCGGGATCATGTCTTGCAGCGCCTGTCCTTGCTCGCCGATGATAGTGCGCAAGTTGATCCGCGCCTGGGTTTCATCCAGCAGGCCGGTGGCGACGCGCGATTGCAGCGATGCTTCGGCGCTGCTGATGGTTTGCTGCGCCTTGGCGTATTCGCCATGGATCAGTTCGGCATCGGCCAGTTTGTATTTGGCGGAAGCCAGCGCGTTGATCGCTTCAACCATCTGCGCATAGCGGCCGGGGTCGAGTCCATCTTGCAGCGACGCCAGGCTGGCGCGCATTTTGCTGATGTCTTTATCGACCGCATCGAAGGCGCGGCTGGCATCGCTGCCGAATAGCTGGCCGATGGACTCGCGCAGCCCTTCCGCCACGTCGATATTGAGCGCGCCAAACGAGGCGGCAAGCTTTTCATCCTGCGCGATTTTGTAATCAACGCCGGCGGCGTATTCGTCGAACGCTTTGTTGTTCGCATCGGCGGCGGCCTTGATGGCGGCGTTGCGCTCTTTGCCGAAGGGGTCGATCAGGTCTAGTTTGTCTTTTGTGGCTTTGGCGGCTTTGCTGGATTTATCCAGCAGGTCTTTCGGTAGTTCCTTACGCGGCGTCTTGGCGACTTTGTAGTCGGATGTTCCGAATTTGTCATTCAGCGCCAGGGCTTGGGCGCGCTGGATTTCTTGCAAACTCTTTTTGATGGCTTGCAGCCGCGCCAGTTCTGCGTCGAATTTGCTGGTGTCTGCGCCTTTAGGCACATAACCAAGCTGCTGGCGCATGTTTTCGATCTGGCTGTTGATCTCTTTCAGATTGGCGCTATTGGTTCCGGTCGGGTTGATGCCACCCATGACCAGACCGATGAATCCACCATGTTTTTGTGACAGGGAAATAGCATCATTCCAGCGCGCCAGCATTCCATTCATGCCGGGCAGGATATGGTTGGCGATTGAAATTCCGAAGCCTTCTGCCTGTACGTTGAACGCGACCATCGAATCATTGAACTGATCCGCCGCGCGCGCCATTTCGGTGGTGACGGGGTAGAGTTTCCGCCCCTGTTCCAGCATCTTTTCCAGCGCCGCGCCGCCGCCGTTGAGCAGCGGTATCATGTCGGCGCCGCTCTTTCCCATCAACCGCATGGCAATGGCGGTTTTCTGCGCACCGTCCGGGATGGAGGCAAACACATTGGCCAACTGCGACATGGCACCGTTTGCATCTTTGGCAGTGATGCCTAGTTTGGCGAGTAACGGATTGTTTGTGGCAATCTCCTGGTTCAGCTTTTTGGCTGCGTTGCCCATGCCCTCCAGGCTGGTGCCACTCTGTTCGGCGGCCAGCTTGTAACCGGCAAGGTTTTCGACGCTGACGCCGATCTTCTGGCTCAGGTCGTTGATGCTGTCTGCGGCGTCGATGCCGGCTTTGACGAAATCGAAGACGCCCTTGGCCGTAAACACGCCGCCAACAACCAGCATCGCCTTGCCGATCCCGGCGCCAACACGTTCAGCGTTCTGGATCAGTTCGTCGCCCGATTCCTTGGCCTGCGCGGTGATGTCAACAATCCCCTGCTTGGCCTTGAACGCGGCCAGCTTGGCCTGCCGATCAATTACGTCACTTGCCGTCTTGCCAGCCGACGACATGGCCTCAATGGCGCCAGCATGGACGCTTTTGGCTTTGCCGGTTTGCTCAATGATGGATTTGAAGTGCTTGCGGGTTAGATCGGTGACCTCCTTGAAGCCGCCCATCGAGCCAACCATGTCTCGGTTTACCGTCTTTGCAACCGTTGAGGCGGCGGTGTCAATGGCCTTGATGCTATCAACAACAGCCTTTGACGCCGTTGTTGTCTCGTCAATCATCTTGACGATGACTGATAGCTGGAGGTCGTTGCCGTTGCTCATTTACACACCTTCCATGCTCTTCGTGCCTCGGCTTCCATGATGCGGACGCTTGCGAAAATATCGCCACAACTCGCCCGCCCTATGCCCATCATTTCCATGACTGGCTGGATTGACTCGTAACGAATCCCAACCTTCTCGCCATCTCGGCCGACAGACCACTGCGTTTCTAGCGCAACAAACACGCCGAACGACTCCCAGTTCTCTGGGAAAACACCGAAGTCTGCCTCTTCCTCAACAACTTCAGCGCAAAGGCCAAAGGCAGCGAGATCGTCGCTAACCTTTGCCCTGCTCTGTTCGCCGCCTTCTATCCAGTAACGGACGGCGGCGATCAGTTTTTTACTCTGCTCTCCAGCATTTCCCTCTTGTAGCAGTCAAAGAAGGAGTGGACAGACGCCGGGATTGCCTTGAGAAGCTGCCCAAGCGCTTCGACGGTGAATTGCGTATCAACATCCTTCCAGTCTCGGACGATCTCGCTCAAACCCTCAAGATTGGTCTTTTCGGCCAGCCCTTCGAACCATTCCTTCAGTTCATCGGCGTTCTTGTAGGCATACTGCACCTTGATGGTTACCGGCTTTTGTCCGGGAACGCTGATGATTACGTCTGTCCAGAATGTCGGGTCTTGAGCGATCTTGAGCATTGCCGTCCTTTTACTTGGTGAAGATGCGGATTTCGTCGTTGCCGGCGGAGGTCGGCGTATAGACCAGATCGAACGAGTTCAGCGCAATGCCGTCAACGTCCTCGTAGGTCGGGTTTGTGAATTGCACTGCCGGCGCATAGATCAACACCTTGTTTCCGGCAACAGTCCCATGCTCAAGCGAGCATGTGCGGAGCGTGTTTGCCTTCACGTCGGCCATGAAAGTGACATGCTGCGCTGCGGTCAGGTCGAGGGCGACCTTGCCCTTGGCCATGCGCCCAGTGATGTTGACGCTCTCGCCGCCCAGCATCGGCAGATGCTTCGCGTCAGCGCCAAGATCGAAGGTCAAGCCTCTTGATGGGTAGACCGTGCCGCCAGTGACCGCTCCAGTGGCGTAGGTTCCGCCAACCGTCACGTCAGAAGTGTTCGGGTCGGAGACGACAAGCGGGGTTTTCCATGCGGTCAGCGTTGCGGATGGGTTTGCAACAGCAGAAATTCCGCCATCAAGGCCAATGAACTTGAACGACATGGTGGGGCGCTCGCCAACCCCCATGTTGCAACTGAACGAGCCGCGTGCGCCGAGTAGTTTGTGCAGTACGCCATCCAGGTGGTAATAAATGGTCAGCGATTTCGTGGCAGAACCGAGCGTGTTCGGCGCAAG